TGTGAGGTTAAATGCCGTATCGGATTTGTTTGCGTCGGGGCGTATATGGGTGCCGGAGCGCAAATTCGCTGATGAGTTGATTGAAGAGGTAGCAGCTTTCCCTTCTGGGGAGCATGATGACCTCGTGGATTCAATGACCCAAGCCTTATTACGCTTTAGGACGGGCGGGTTTTTAAACCTGCAATCAGATGATGAAGACCGCGAGCCGATTTACCGGCGCAAGGTTGCTTATTACTAGGAGCCAAGATGGAACCTGCACTTTATCCTGCGCCATTAGGTCTTGATGCCGCCATGGAACAACCCACGGAAGTGGAGATTGAAATTGAAGACCCAGAAAGCCTGTCAATTAGCGCCGATGGCGTTGAAATCATATTTGAAGCAGAGCGTGATCAGCCCGAAGAGCATGATGCAAACCTTGCGGAATACATGGATGACAGGGAGCTTCAATCGATTGCCGGCGATTTACTACAAGATTTTGAAACCGATCAATCGGCAAGGAAAGAATGGGTAGATACGTATGTTGATGGTCTGAAATTATTAGGCCTTAAATACGAAGATCGAACAGAACCATGGCCCGGGGCGTGTGGTGTTTTTTATCCACTGCTATCAGAAGCGGCTGTAAGGTTCCAAGCTGAATCCATCATGGAAACATTCCCCGCATCGGGGCCGGTCAAGACACAGATTATTGGGTCATTGACCAAAGAGAAAGAGGATGCGGCAGAAAGGGTGAAGGACGATATGAATTATCGTCTAACCGAAGAGATGCCAGAGTACAGACCAGAGCATGAAAAGATGCTTTGGTCGTTAGCCTTGGCAGGATCGGCATTTAAAAAGGTTTACTACGATCCATCACAAGGCCGGCCGGTTGCTATATTTATTCCTGCTGAAGATATTGTGGTGCCTTTTGGCGCTACGGACTTGCGACACGCTGAGCGCATTACGCACATTATGCGTAAGACAGAAAACGAAGTACGCAAATTACAGCATGCAGGGCTATGGCGTGATATTGATCTAGGCGAACCCACAACGGCGCTGGATGATATTGAAAAGCGCAAGGCGGAAGAGCAGGGTATGTCGGCCACCATGGACGATCGCTACCGCATTCTTGAAATGTGTGTAGACCTTGACCTGCCAGGTTTTGAAGATTCAGACAAAAACGGTCCTACAGGTATTGCCCTACCCTATGTTGTAACCATCGACAAGGGTACAAGCAAGATACTGGCTATCCGTAGAAACTGGTATGCCGATGATCCGTTAAAGCTTAAGCGTATGCACTATACGCATTACATCTACATCCCAGGTTTTGGCTTTTACGGGTTTGGCTTGATTCATTTGGTTGGTGCTTTTGCTAAGTCGGGCACTTCATTAATTCGTCAGCTTGTTGATGCTGGCACGTTATCCAATTTACCCGGCGGCTTGAAATCACGAGGGCTGAGAGTCAAGGGTGATGACACACCGATTAGCCCGGGGGAGTTCAGAGATGTTGATGTGCCTTCTGGATCTATAAGGGACAACATCCTACCGCTTCCTTATAAAGAGCCAAGTCAGGTTCTTTACCAGTTGCTACAAACAATTGTTGCAGAAGGCCGACGTTTTGCTGCGACGGCTGATATGCAGATTTCGGACTTGTCCGCGAATACGCCGGTTGGTACGACGCTTGCAGTGCTGGAGCGGACATTAAAAGTAATGTCTGCTGTACAAGCAAGGCTTCATTACTCTATGCGGCAGGAGTTCAAACTACTTGCAGCCATTATTAGGGACTACACACCAACTGAATATAGCTATGATGTTGATGCGCCAGGCGGCCGGTTAGTTAAACAAGCTGATTACGATATGGTGGATGTAATCCCTGTATCAGATCCTAATGCAACAACACTTGCCCAACGGGTAACGCAATATCAAGCTGTGTTGCAGCTTGCTGCTCAGGCCCCCCAGATCTATGACATGCCAGAGTTGCACAAGCGGATGTTGGAAGTGCTAGGCATCAAAAACATTGACAAGCTAATACCGGCAGCCAAGGCAGAGCAGCCGAGAGATCCCGTGTCTGAAAACATGGCCATTCTTAACATGCAACCTGTTAAGGCATTCATTTACCAAGACCATGAAGCGCATTTGGCTGTCCATATAGCAGCGACGCAGGACCCTGTTTTGCGGCAGCAAGTGCAGCAAAATCCCATGGGTGGTCAAATGATGGCGGCAGCTATGGCCCACATTAATGAGCATATGGCATTTTTGTACCGCAAACAGCTTGAGCAGCAACTAGGTGTACCGCTGCCACCACCTGATACGCCGTTGCCCGAAGATTTTGAGGTGGAAATATCAAGACTTGCAGCACGCGGCGCCCAGCAGCTATTGCAACAGCACATGGCTGAAGCCCAGCAGATGCAGGCTCAGCAGCAGGCTCAAGATCCGTTGATACAGATGCAGCAAGCGGAGCTGCAACTAAAGCAGCAGCGTGAAGCAAGGGAAGCGGCAAAGGATCAGGCTGACATTATGTTGAAAGCCAAGGCCCAGCAAGACAAAGTTATGCTAGAGCAGCAAAGGATTCAAAGCATGAATCAAATAGCAGAGCAGAATATTGCAGCCAAGATGATTGATAAGGCGGCGGATATTCAGCATGACAGATCAAGGGTCGGCAAATGAATTACGATGAAGCTATTGAGCTAGAGATAAATAAACAGATTAAGTATTTAGAAGAACAACTCTCGCAAGGGAGCATAAAAAGCTTTGATGAATACAAATTCGTCTGCGGCCAGATTCAAGGTCTTATGGTTGCAAGACGCATCAACGAAGACCTTGCCAATCGTATGAAGGACGATAATGACTGAAGTTACTGAGGATACTCAGCAGGAAGCAACGCAACTACCTGAGCCTACGGGCTATAGGATGTTATGCGCTTTACCCGAGGTAGAGGATAAATTTGCCAACGGTATTTTAAAACCCGATGCACTAACAAAATTAGAGGAGTTTAGTACCGTAGTTTTGTTTGTTTTAAAACAAGGGCCGGATTGTTACAAAGACCAATCAAAATTCCCCACGGGTCCTTGGTGCAAAGAAGGGGATTTTATTTTGGTAAGAGCGTATTCAGGTACGCGATTCAAAATACATGGCCGGGAATTTAGGCTTATAAACGACGACACCGTAGAGGGTGTTGTGCAAGACCCACGCGGATACAGTCGCGCATAAAGGAGCTTTTATGGCAGAAAATTATGAGGTAGAGGTAGAGGGTGAAGGATCCACAGAAATAGAAATTGTGGATGACACGCCCGAGCAAGACCGTAATGCAACACCATTGAAGTCTGATCCATCAGAGATACCTGATGATGAAATCAAGCAGTATTCAGAGAATGTCAAAAAGCGCATTCAGCATTTAAAGCACGGTTATCACGATGAGCGTCGCGCCAAGGAAGAGGCGCAGCGAGAGCGAGAGGCTGCAATTGCCTATGCTAAACAGATCGCTGATGAGAATGCAAAGCTGAAAGAGAAGCTTACGACGGGCGAATCAACGTTAATAAAAACGATGCAGTTTGCCACTGAGAAAGAATTAACGGAGGCAGAGCGTTTATATAAAGAGGCACTGGAAAGCCAAGATTCAGAGCGCATTTTAAATGCCCAAAAGGCTTTGAATGTAGCGATGATGAAGGCCGATCGGGTGAAGAATTTTAAGCCTCCTGCGGCTGAACAAACACCACAGTTGCCATCTGAGCAAACTCCTGCTTATAATCAACCCACTTACCAAGACCGGAAAGCAGAGCGCTGGAAACAAGATAATCCTTGGTTCGGGCAATCAGGCGATCCAGGTGTTGACGATGAGATGACGTTTTTTGCCATGGGCCTGCATAAAAAGCTTACCCGGGAATATGGCGAACAATATGCACTCACGGACGAGTATTACGAGAAGATCAACTCTCGCATAAAGGAAAAGTTTCCTGAGAAGTTTGGTGAACAGGACGAACCAGACGAAAAGCCAAGACGTCCTGCCTCGGTGGTTGCCCCGGCAACGCGCAGCTCGCCACCTAAAAAATTGAAGCTGACAGCCTCGGAAGCAGCAGCCGCCCGAAGGATTGGAGTGCCGCTTGAAAAATACGCCATGGAATTGGCAAAACTACGCATGGAAGGAAAGTTATGAGCCGCGAATCCAGAGAAGCACAGACCCGTGAAACCACGGAACGTCCAAAGCAATGGAAGCCGCCCAGCTCATTGCCTGATCCTCTCCCGCGAGATGGCTGGAGACATCGCTGGGTCAGAACGTCCATCCTTGGAAAGGAAGACGCCAGGAATGTATCAAGCCGTCACCAAGATGGATTTGAACCATGCAAATGGGAAGAATATCCTGAAGTCGCACGAGCACTGCTCGCAACCGGACCTCAAACCGGCAACATTGAGATTGGTGGATTAATGTTGTGTCGCGCTCCCATCGAGATGGTAGACCAGCGTAATGCTCATTACCTAAAGCAAGCAAATGACTGGATGAAGAGTGTTGATACAAATTTCATGCGCGAAAACGACCCAAGGATGCCGCTCTTTAATGAGAAACGGTCCGAGGTCCGATTCGGTAAGAGATAAACCTCATTTGGAGTAACTCAAATGGCTTACCCGACTATCATCAAGCCTTATGGCTTCAAGCCGATCAATTTGATCGGTGGTCAGGTGTTCGCCGGAGCAACTCGCCAGCGTCGTATTGCATCTTCTGCATCAAGCATTGGATACGGCGACCTGGTGAAGTTTGTTAACGACGGCACCATTGCAGTAACCACGGAAACAACCACGGCCCCAACCACTGGGTTTGCTGGTGTATTCCTTGGCTGCCAGTTTATTTCATCGGTAACTGGTCAGCCCACATGGTCACAATCTTGGATAAGCGGCACATCGGTCAAGGCAAACACCTTCATCTATGCGTACGTTTGTGAAGATCCTGATCAGTTGTTCCAGTGTGCTGTTGTTACTGGAACCACGGTCGTTTCGACGAGCGATGGTCTTCAGTACACCAACATCAACAACAACGTGGCAGTTGTAGCTAATACGCTTAACACGACCACAGGTGATTCGCAGCAGGCAATTCTTTTGAGTTCTGCCGCGGCCACGGATACGCTCCCATTGCGTATTGTTGATTTGGTGCCTGACACGGCATTCGTTTCAAGTAGCACGACGTATTACCCAGAAGCTATCGTTAAGTTCAATATGCCGAACATTAGCGGTTCTACCTTCTTGGGTGGTCATGCTTACTACAACCCGACCGGACTGTAAGGGGAACATAAATGGCTATTTCACGCGCACAACTACTGAAAGAGCTGCTCCCCGGCCTGAACGCATTGTTCGGTCTTGAGTATGCTCGCTATGGGGAAGAGCACAAGGAGATCTACGAAACAGAGACCTCCGAGCGCTCATTTGAAGAGGAAACCAAGCTGTCTGGATTCTCGGCCGCTCCGGTCAAGAACGAAGGTAGTGCGATTGCTTATGACAACGCACAAGAAGCTTGGACTGCTCGCTACACTCACGAGACAATCGCCATGGGCTTTTCGATTACCGAAGAGGCAATCGAAGACAACCTGTACGATTCACTCAGCTCTCGCTATACCAAGGCGCTTGCCCGCGCCATGAGCTATACGAAGCAAGTGAAAGCGGCGGCAGTATTGAACAACGGATGGGCATCTACTGTTACTTACGGTGACGGCCAGCCCCTGTTCTCTACATCACATCCTCTTGTATCAGGCGGAACTAACAGCAACACGCCTTCTACCCAGGCTGACCTGAATGAAACTTCGTTGGAAAACGCAGTCATTCAAATCGCAGCTTGGACGGATGAACGTGATCTGTTGATCGCAGCTCGCCCACGCAAGCTCATCGTTCCCCCCAACCTCCAGTTCGTGGCTACACGTCTGTTGGAAACCGAACTCCGCGTCGGTACTAACAACAACGACATCAACGCCATCAAGAACAACGGTTCGATCCCAGAAGGCTACACGATCAACCACTTCTTGACCGACACGAACGGCTGGTTCCTCACCACCGATGTACCCAACGGGCTGAAGCACTTCGTGCGTACACCGATGAGTACGGGAATGGACGGGGACTTCGATACCGGTAACGTAAGATATAAAGCAAGGGAGCGTTATAGTTTTGGCGTTTCCGATCCTTTAGGAATCTTCGGAAGCCAAGGCGCGTAAGCAATTACGTTCCAATAAGAGGGGGTTGACGCCCCCTTTTATTTGTCCTATAATTTCCAGTGTCGTATAACAGGAGATAATATGGACATCGCTAATTTACCTAAATCACGCCCAGAAGCAAAAGCTATTGGAGCAAAGTATTACTACACTGGTGAGCCATGCAAGTATGGTCACATAGCGCCACGCAAAACAAAGGGGTCTTGTGTTGAGTGCTTGAAAGTGGAATGGGAGAAGGCCAACGTAACAAGGGCTGAGTACTTCCGGGCATACAACGAATCTGAAGCTGGCAAGCAAGCAAAGCGCAGGTATTACGAAGCAAATAAAGAGCAAGTTATAGCTAGGGCAAACGCAAGGCCGATAGAAGAAAGAACGAGACACAGAGAGAAATACAAAAAACAAAACCCGGATCTTTACAAAGCATTGAATAGCGTTAGGAAGCGTCGCCACAAAAACGCGACGCCACCATGGATAACGCATGAGCAAAAGGAAGCCATTAGAGGGCTCTACTTACATGCCATGCGTCTAACAAAAATAACTGGGGAACGGTATGTTGTTGATCACATCATCCCTCTTATCAACCCAACCATATGCGGCCTCCATGTCCCATGGAATCTTCGTGTCATTACGCAGGAAGAAAACCTCTTGAAGTCAAACAAGCTCATTGACTCCCACCCTAATAACTGATACAACCACCCTACTAGGATTTAACTCATACCGACTGGCCTAGCAGACTTAGTAGAGACGGTATGAGGATGCGCTACTACGCGGAGTTAACATGGCTATTTCTACCTTTGACGGTCCAGTCCGTTCCCTGGGCGGGATCTATCAGCAGGGCCCGTCCACGATCGTTGAGATCACTTCCAGCACCACACTTAATCCCGTGGCCCATGCAGGCCGGATTATTTCTGTTGGGGGCACCCTTGCAGCTAACGTGGTTCTTACGCTTCCAGCAATCAATACCTCAGCTAACGTATCTTCGTCTGGCCCGGGCAATGATCCCAATACGGCTAACAACGAAGGTGTTGTTTATACGATCTGGGTTCCAACCACGATTGCTACTTCATCGTTGAAAATTGGCACCAACGGTACTGACAAATTTGTCGGTACGATCCTTGGCGTTGATACTGATTCTTCCAATGCGCTTGTGGCTTACACGGCCGGTGCTTCCAATGACTTCATCAACTTCAACGGTTCGACGACCGGTGGCGTTGCTGGCTCATGGGTTGAGATCGTTGCGATCGCAGCGAACAAGTACATGGTCAACGGTATTGCACTTGGCTCTGGCACGGTTGCTACACCCTTCGCTGATTCCTAATAGGAGCGCACCATGGGTATGCAAACCGATGTTAAGTCGGCCCATGTGACAAGCTCTGGTGTTACGGTGAACTACCGCACTCGATTAAAGGGTGCGGTTGTATCAGCCAATGCAACAGCAGCAACTCGTCATGCCGTCTTTGCTAATAATGTTACACAGGCTGGGACTTACGGACGTTCAACAACCACTGTAACTTGCACAATTACCAACCATGGTTTGGTCACTGGCGACCGTGTGTGGCTGGTCTTTGCTGCTGGCACAGGTGGTACGGCGACCACGGGCGTTTATTCAGTAACCGTGACAAATGCAAACGTATTTACAGTAACTGATGCAGCTAGTGGCACGATTACTGGGACGCCGGTTGTGACGATGTACGCAGATATTTTGATGGAAATAGATTCGTACAACCCGACAGCATTTAATGTCTTGGTCCC